TGGGGGAGTCAGGACTCTTTTGCGAGGCACGGGGCTTACTTTTCCGCGCTTCCGGAGGCCGTGCGACCCCTATGAACCCTACCACCTTGGGCGAGAGGCTCTCTTTTTACCATTCTACGTCCCGTTGGTCCAATGGAAAGTTCTCTATACTTCTCATCTTTTTCTGTTTTAACACCTAGAAAAGCCAAGCCTCTTGCTTTTATAGCTTCGTTTGAATAACGCTTTTTGTAAAGCTCATCATCCTTTCCATAATTTTCTAACATATCATCTTGAAGAGCATAAGCCGTAGCTAACGTGCCTTTTTGTTTTGTTGTTAGCTTATCAAACTGTGGAAAAAACTTTTTAATTTCTGGGCCGAACTTTGTGATGTCAGAAGAACTTCTTCTGGCTGTTTTAACCTCTGTTCTACCCGGTGATTTAGGGCTAACCATCGATTATAACCTCCTCAATGTCTTGTTTCTTGGGGGGAAGAAGCACGACGCCGTGAACTGCTTGGACGTTGTGGTTCAGGGTTTCTTGCTTTCCGAGGCCTACCCGATTGAGAATGGCTTCGGCTGCCTGCATACGGAGCGTATCCTGACGTTCGATGTCGGGAGAATCGATGAGGCTTACAATCTTGTTCGCAGCTTTGAGAGCCTGAGAGGACAGCATGGTGCGTGTCCGTTCGACAATCTCATCTGACAGGCGGTCTTTGAGCCACCCTACGGAACCGGGGCTATACCCGGCAATCTCAGCAGCAGCGTGGACGTCCCCACCGTTCGAAAAGAGGGTGTCCAAGAAGGTTTCCTGTTTTTCGGTGAGGGCAGGTTTTTTGGTTGAGGTTTGTGGTAAGAGGTTCACAGTTCTACTCCGGGAGGTTCGCACTTATAATAGATGACGTAAGGGGGCGGTAATACAGTCTTGACGTGATTGACCATCTCTTCTATGCGAACGAGACAGGCTTCCTCTGATGGGTAAGGGCCTCTATTGTCCGTAAGTTCCAAGCATTCTTGGGCTGCGAACACGGGGCAAACCAACAGGGCAGCCGCGAACATCCGCTATCCTTCTTTCGTAGGGTTGGGGGTTTTATCTTCGATTATAGGAAGGTTACGGGTGTTTGTCAACCGGATAACGCCGCGAACCTATAAAAAAATTTGCGAACCACCCTGTTTCTCGAAAAAGGGGGTTGACAAATCCGCAGGAGACGTTACAATAGGCTTAGTCCTGTCGGGGAAATATATACACCCACCCCGATGGTTCCCCCGCTGTATACCTAAGGGGTTCGCGGCTAGGCTCCCTCCCAAGCTTCTCTTGGGGGGTTTTTTTATGTCCCGTTCCCCCCTGTATCCTTGCAGGTTCGCGGCTGGGACCCCCGCATGTTCGCGGCTAAACCATCCCAGAAACTCCTAAAATCTAAAAAATATGTCGGGATTGCATAGCAAATGCCGGGGGGGTGGGGTGACCCTTGCGTGCGCCCGTATAGGCTATATTTATTTTTTTAGTACCCATCACCGAAACCCCAGACATCACCGCCGCGAACCTGTACCCATCCCCAAACCATACCATCGATATCCTGCCTGCACGCCTGCACGCCCGTGTAATCCAATTTGTCATGCCGGATAATCCCCGTGGTGTCCCATCGGTCTTAGATATACATATCTCAACCCATATCACCGCCCCCGATAAAGCTTAAGGATAACAAGCCCCAAGCCGGATTATTCCCTGCCGGATAAAAAAAGCCCCGCCAAGAATAACCAAGGCGGGGTAGTTGGGAGGAAAGTTTAAGGCGGTTCGCTTAGAATACTAGCAAGAGCAACACCGCAAAGACGGTAAAAGCATCCATCATTTCACCTTGATAATCTCATCGGCAAGGGTCGTTACCTTGTTCGTATCAACCCAAGTATCAATGCCGGATTGCTTTGCAATCGCTTCGAGGGTCTCAATCTGCAAGCGCAAGCCATAGATTAGCCGCCCGATTGACTCAATTTCACTCTTAGGGATTGCAACAATGTTACGGGCATCATCCATTTCAGTAGCTGTTATTTTACGATTAATCATGATTCTGTACCTTTCGTTGGTTGTGGGAGCGACACCGCGCCGCCCCCGTTCGATAAGTATTAGCGGATTATGCCGCCACAATCAAGCGATATTTCGCCTTCCTAGAACGATGATAACTGGTCTCGATATCATAGCCGTAAGAACGCAACCGCCAGATATTATGCTGAACTGCCTTCAACTTCATTCCGGTTTTCTTGGCAATATAGTTCGCGGATATCGGATAAGTTTTAGACTGCAACACCCGCAAAGTCGGATTGGTTGCGGAATTCACCCGCCGCCTATCACCCGTCGGTTCTTTTACGGGTTCGACTGGCTTAACTGGCTTGCCCAGTTCCTGCCACGCCATATTGACAAGCCGCCCGTTCGCTTCGGAATTCTCGCGGATAGCCATAAGGATTAACTTTAGTTTTTCATGGTTACGGTAAGATTTCATCGGTTTAGTTCCTTTCGTGGGTTAATTGATGAAAATTGCATAGATTATTAAACAAAGCATGACAACGGTCACAGTTCGATAGATGACATATAAAGCTTCCATTATGCCGCCATGCTTTCCTGCCAATAAGCCGACTCGATTACCTGCCGGACAGCTTCGCCTCGAACACGCCGGACATTAGCATGGTTAGCCTTGTCATTCCCTGCCCGTATTGTTTTCCCCTCATCAGTGGTTATCTGGTGGTTGGTATGGGTAGACCAGTGGGTAAGGGCATTGTATGCCGTCCATGCCGTGTTGCCCAGTTCCTTAACATCCGCCTCATAAAGCCCAAGCAAGTAATTAAGCTTGGTTTCATTCACAGGATTAACTAGCCCGGCATCGGTCGCGTGGTTTTCTTTCCGGCATAAAGTCTTAGAAAGTATATTGGCGAATTGCTGACGGGACATTTCGGTATTCTGCCACACTCGCATTTGGTCAACCTGCCCAGACCATCCGGCAAGCCCCAAAGCTGCCTTAGTCATCATGCCGTCAACCGATAAATTAGCCGTATGCTTTGCTTTTTGCTGATACGCCTTAGAACCCCCAAAGACTAGAGTATTCCGGCAAAGGTCACGATAAGCCCCGCTAAACACTTGGAAAGCCCAAGACATATCCACCGAGTTGAAAACATCAATGCGACACCGGACAACATCCCTACCATCATTAATCCCCGCCGCAAGGTCATGAAAATAGATGGTACGGTGCGCCCGTGTTCCGGCATCATATAGCCTATCCACAACTTCCACATTGCCATCAGTAGGCAAGTCGCTATCGAAAAGAACCTGCGCCTGCCGTTCAAATAGCTTATCGTGGCTGACCAGATTATAACTTTCTGAAACAGGTCGAACGGGCATCACTTCATTAATAGCCGAATTGAAAAGGGCATAATATCCGCCGACTGGTCGAGGCTCAGTCACAGTTTGAGACTCTGAAACATGAACCGGAACGATTGCATCGATGGGTAATTTTCGGATTTTGGTAAATTTATTGTACAGGCTGAAATCCCCTATATCATGATGAGTAGCCCAGATATTAGCACCCTTAGCCATAGCCTTAGACGCCGCATTATCGCTTGTAGTAATATCTAACATTTTAAAAGCCTTTCGTAGCTGTTAAACGGTCGCATCATTGCGCCGCCCCCATTCTATATCACAAAAAATAACCTAGAAAAAGCATAAAATTCACCTAGAATCCGCCGCGAACCCGAACCCATACCCTAAAAAAAACCCCCGCCTATCCGATAGGAAGGGGCAGGGGGCAGGTCGTAAGCGGATAACATAGCCTTTAGCGTGGGCAATTTGTCATGATGGTTTAGCGTGGGCAATTTGTCACTTGACCGCCTCAACTATCGTATCAATGCCGCTGTCAATCCGATAGCAGATAAGGCAATCTTTACATTTTTGCCCCGTGCAATTCTGTTCAACTGGGCTATCAGGGGAAACATTGTTGAAAGTCCGGTCGAAGAATTCCGGCAACGTATCCATCACCGCATCAATGCGCGGATTGCTATAAATCAGGATGAGGTTAGATGGTTTCATGTTCTGGGCATAAAACTTGCGGATAAGGTCTTTTCTCTTAGTCCACAACGCAAAAGAGCAGTGGGGATTATGCAAGGTGATATTGTGCAGGTTTTCAAGGTGGGTCATGTTGATAAGTTCCCCGTGCGATGAAAA